GTCGCTTGTGGACGCGGCTAACAAGGCTTCCGAACACGCCGGAGACGGGCCTCAACCACTTGATAGTAAAGTATTAACGCCTAATGGATTTGTAAAAATGGGTGATATTGTTGTTGGTGATATAATTTGTGGGACAGGTGGCACAAATCAAATTGTTCAAGGCGTGTTTCCAAAAGGCAAAAAGCAAGTGTTTAAGATGAAGTTTAATAATGGCAGAGAAGTAAAATGTTGCAAAGAACATCTTTGGACGGTGATTACTTCTTGGGGAATAAAAAAGATAATTACGACACAACAGTTAATGGAATATGGTTTATTTTACGATAAGGGAGAATTTAAAAATTATAAATTCTATGTTCCATTAGATATGGCAGAGTTTTCTACAAAGGAACTTCTACTTGACCCTTATTTAGTTGGTGTGTTAATTGGTGATGGCTCTTTAAGTGGTAATGATAGCACCGAAATTTCTTTGGGTATAAATAAGGAACATATTATTGAGAAAATAACTCTACCCGAAGGTTTATCTTTAAGCGTTGGCTTTGATGAATTAAAAAATTATTTCAGGGTAAAGATTGTTGGTAAAACTCCAAATAATAAAACTATTCGTGATTTATTGGAAGAAATTGGGTTACAAGGCACAAAAAGCGATACAAAATTTATTCCTAAAAAATATCTTTATACTGACTCGCAGTCTCGTCTTTCTTTATTACAAGGATTATCCGATACAGATGGACATATAAATGAAAGAGGATTATTGGAATATAGCACCGTTAGCCCAAATCTTTATGCAGATGTATTAGAATTATTGAGGGGCTTGGGGAAAAACGTTCATTCGTATCTTCTTAAAAGAAAAGATGGGTCGTCTTATTCTAATAAATCAATTTATAGAATTAGTGAGTTAGCGGGGTATCGGTATGGAAATAAAATTATTGAAATTGAACCAACAGATGAAGTAGTGGAGATGCAATGTATAAAAGTTAGTAATAAAGATAATTTATATTTTACAGATGATTATATTCTTACGCACAATACCAGCACCACAATCGTTTTAACGAGAGCTATTTATGAAGCTGGAATGAAATTAAGAGGACTTATGGGTTTCGGCAAGACCTCGTTTGAGATCAAAAAGGAGATTCAAGAAGCAAAAAGGGTAGTTTTAGAATTACTTCAGAAGAAATCTAAACCAATTAAGACTAAAGAAGAAATAAAGAGTGTAGCTATAGCGGCTTATGACGACGAACCGATGGCTGAAATAGTGGCCGATATGATTGAAAAAGTTGGTGAGAACGGGGTTATTCTCATTGAGGAAGCATGGGGTAGAGAAACTGAAACAGAACTTCAAACTGGGATGAAATTTCCCGCTAAATTAGCTCACGGATTTTTCGCCAATACTCCCGAAGAAGGATTAAGTTTAGAAGGATTCCCTATTTTGGTAACCGATTTTGATTTTTTGAATATAAACGATATACAAAATATCGCACAAGATGTTAGCCGAGCAGATGAACGGGGATTGATAGTAATAGCGAATAAATACGAACGAATAGGCATTGAACAAACTATCAAAATCAATCTAACTAATATACAAAACAGAAGCGCATTTAAGATTTATCTCGTCAGGACTCCCTCCTTTTCTTCCAGAAAATACGAGGACTTGGCTGTGTTTCTCGGTGCGAGATATTTCTCGAAAGAGAAGGGCGAAAACGTGATTGAATGTAAAATGGAAGAACTTGGCAGAGCGAGTATGTTCAAGGTTTCCAAAATCGGGGAAGGAATAGCAATTGGTGGCGCCGGGAAGAAAGAAGATGTTAATAGGCGGTTATTGGAATTGAAAATGTTACACGCAGATGAGAAAGTAAAGATGCTGAAAAACGCTTTTGAACAAGATATAGCGGCTCTTGCTTCTTCAATAGGAATAATTAAAGTTGGAAGTCCGTCTGACGGAGAGACCGAACACATTAGATTAAAAACCAAGAATGCTGTCAGGTCGTGCCAAGCGGCGATTAAGGAGGGAGTGGTTAGAGGTGGAGGTTTGACATTAAAGGAAATTTCTGATACCCTTGATGAAGGAAACATTTTGAAGGAGGCGCTGAAAACTCCCTATGATACGATCCAAAGAAACGCCGGGGGCAAACTGGAAATCCCAGAAAACTTATACGATGCGTTGAAAGTTGTGAGAACAGCGATTGAACAATCCTGCAGTCAAGCATTGATGTTAATCAACACGAATGTTATAATAGCTTTTAGAACCGAGCGTGGACAAGATGAGGCGGCGGAAATTATAGCCGAAGCTATGAATAAAAATAAAGGTACGAATAAACGAGAAGATTATTAAAATGACATACGAATTTGCAAAAAAACTAAAGGAAGCTGGGTTCCCCTTTGTAAGAATAAATAGAGGGGATATGTTTGATAGAAATGGTTATTTTGATTTTAACCCAGAAGGAAAGGAAGAAATTGGAGTACAGTATTTTTATATCCCCAATTTGTGGTTAGAATCACAAAATAAGGTAGAAGATTACTAAAATGCCAATATATGGCAAATAAGATAGGAAGACCAGCGAAGTATGATAAAAAGGAGCAGATACAGAAGTTATTTGAGAAGTATGTAAAGATTTGCTCCAAAGATAAAAAGATTCTAACGAAAGCGGGATGGCTTTATGTTTTGGATTTTAGTAGAGAGAATTATCGGGAATATAAAGAAAAGACAGAGTTTGTTGACACCTTAAGACAAATTGAGGCATTGATTGAGGATGCGTGGCTTCAAAGATTGACTGCTACAGGTGCGACAGGAGCTATCTTCTATCTCAAGAATGCGTTTAAGGAAGAATATAAAGATAGAAGTGAGACCGACATTACTTCTAAAGGAGAAAAGATAATCGGCATAAATTATATAAAACCGAATGGGAAAGATTCTTCAGATTGAACCGACATATAAACAAGACATTGCTTGGCAGGTTTTAGATGATAAAGAAACCGAAACCCTTGTATTTGGCGGTGGAGCGGGTGGAGGTAAAAGTTGGCTCGGTTGTGAATGGTTAGTTTCAATGTGTGTGCGTTATCCAAATACGCGTTATTTTATTGCTCGTAAGAGATTAAAGACATTAAAACAAACAACCCTCATTACCTTATTCAAGGTATTTAGAAAACACGGAATGAAACCTGATATACATTATCGTTACAGGGAACAGCAATCAGTAATAGAGTTCTTAGAGTCAGGTTCAGTGATAGATTTATTAGAGGTAGATTTCAAACCGAGTGATCCCGACTATGAGGATTTAGGAAGCTCCGAATATACTTCGGGATGGATAGAAGAAGCCGGAGAGATACATTTCGGGGCTTACGATACCTTAAATACCCGTGTTAACAGGCAATTAAACGACAAATATGGCATCCTCGGAAAGATTTTGATAACTTGTAATCCCAAGAAGAACTGGCTCTATAAAACATTTTACAAGTCGTTCAAAGATGGGACACTGCCGAAGAATATGAAATTTATTCAGTCGTTAGTAGATGACAATCCAAAGAACGAACAAGGATACCGGCAGAAACTTTTGGGAATAAAGAATGTTGCCAAGAAACAACGGCTCTTATTCGGCAAGTGGGAATATGATGATGATCCTTCGGCTTTAATTAACTTTGAAGCCATTTCCGATTTATTCACTAATTCAATAGAAAAATCATTTGAGAAGTATTTAACTGTAGATGTAGCTCGGTTCGGTGAAGATAAGACCGTCCTAACTTTATGGAAAGGATTAGAAGCATATAAAACAATTATTCGGGCAAAGCAAGCTATCAATATAACTTCAGATTTAGTACGGACAGTTGCCTATGAGGAAAGTATACCATTCAGCCACATAGCGATTGATGAGGATGGTGTGGGTGGTGGAGTAGTTGATAATCTTTCGGGAGTGAGGGGATTTGTGGCTAATAGTTCACCAATGAAAGATATACGGTTAAATAAAAATAGCGAAGAGATTCCGAATTATCGTAGTCTGAAAGCCCAATGTGCTTATATGCTTGCCGAGGAAGTAAATAATCACCGAATGGCCGTCAGAATGGAAGATAGGATTATTTGCGATGATGAGATTGACTATGAGGATTTATTGACTGAAGACTTGGAACAGATACGGGCGAAGGATATTGATTCAGATGAAAAGAAACTTGATATTGTTCCGAAACTGGAGGCGAAGGAAGCATTAGGGCGTTCTCCTGATTACGGAGATACTTTCATTACGCGGATGTTATTTTTCTTGAAACTTCCATCAATGGAAGATGGACAGGTTTCCTCATACACGCCCCGTTTGAGAGAATACAAATTAAAAAATTTATAGTATTGATTTTACAAAAAAAATAAGGTATACTTATAATAATCGGTGAGCTGGGTTGTCCGAGCTGGATAACCTATGATTGGAAATATACTTTATGACGAAAAAGACAAGACGAAAATACTTTCGCCTCTTTCTGTTTATTCTCCACCTGAAGAAGTAAGGAAATTAACTGAACGAATTAGTCAAGATTATCAGGTTGGTTTCAATTTGCAAAACAAATCTTTTACCGAATTTAATGATTACTCATTATTTCAACGTATGGATATAGATCAAAAACGCTGGAATGCCTATCGCCAACCACAATCAATGGATGTGGATGAAGAGTGGCGATGGAATGGCATCAGGCCTATAACAAGGAATAGGATTATAGGAATCGTGGCTCAAATGACTTCAAAGATAGTTATTCCCGCGCCTTACGCGCAAAATGACAAAGACGAGATAGATGTGATGGCGGCTCAAGTGATGAGGGATTTAATGGAGTATGACATACGAAACTCCAACTACATTGATAATTATATAATGTGGATTACGGATGCTTTGGTTAATCCGGCCGCTTATCTTGGTGTAGGGTTTTTTAATGCAATGCAAACAATTAAAGAAGAGAACGAGGGAAAGATTTCAAAGAAGGATGTTTTGGATAATGTATTTTCGGGTTTTCAGACATATAACATTCCTTTGGACGAAGTGTTAATAGGAAACTTCTACCAAAAACAATTAGATAGGCAAAAGTTTGTAATTCGCAGGAGATACATTGAATACGACGAAGCGAAAAGTTTGAAAGGCGAACACGATAATTTTGAGTTTGTAAGACCGGGAATAAGAAACTTTTATGATTCTGGTTTAATGCTTTTCTACGAATCATTTGACGAAACACTTCAAACTTTGTGCGAAGAAATTACTTACTACAACCGGTTGGAAGATCAAGAAGTCCAGTTTATGAATGGTATTTACGTTGGAGACAAAGACACAGAAGCAAATATGATTAAACATCGGGACAATGAGAACCGACCTAAATACAATTTCGGAGTGTTGGGATATGAAGATATTTCATCAAGATTTTTCTTTTACAAATCGGCGGCGTGGAAACTTGGAGACGATGACGAGTTGGTCATCAGAACAGAACAGTTGCTTGCCGACGCGACATTTTTGGAAACAATGACTCCAACTATTACGACTGGTCAGGGACAGATGAGCGAGGCGATAATGATTCCGGGCAAGAATACGGCGTTTGAGAACCCTAATGTGAAAGTAGAACCGATACGATTGGGTAGTTCTCTTACGGCGGCATTCAATTTGCTTTTACAAAAACAAAGGGATATGTCGGAATCCACCCAAGACCCGATGATGTCAGGCGTTCAAACCCTGCCCAAAACAGCAACCGAAGCCGCTTTGTTGGTTCAACAAGCCAAGATAGCGTTAGGTAGGTTCGGTAATATGCTTGCAAGTTCACTCAAGAAAGTAGGCGGACTGATGATTGATGTGATTCTCCAACACCAGACAGTAGGTGATATTGAGGAGACCTCGGACGGACAAACGGTTCAGAAATTCAAGACGTTTTTTCTTACCAATTCGGGCGAACAAAAACTCAACAAAAAAATAATGTTCAAACCCGAAATGATGGGGCAATCTCTTAGTCAAGAACAAGTAATGGCTCAATCCAACGACCTTATGACACAGGAAGGCGGGGTTGATTCAAATTCAAGGATATACGAAGTGAACCCCGAAGCGTGGCGAAAACTGAAATTCTTTTTAGAGGTTGATGTCGAAGAGCTTTTGCCTTTATCAGTAAAAGCGGCGCAACAAACGGCGCTTCAATCACAAGGACAGAATTTACAGGGACAACCAATGCAAATACCTCAAAAGGTCGACATTGGATAAATAAATAATTTCGTGATATAATATAAACTATGACAAAAACATTAAAACAAAAAAAAGCAGAGAAACTTGAGAAACTTGAGAAACTTGAGAAACTTGAGAAACTTGAGAAACTTGCTAAAGCAGAAGCTAAAGCTGTAAAGAAAATAACTTCTTTCTCGGATATAGATTCGTCTTCATTTGTGAACGAAGTAAAGGCATTGAGAGCCTTCAAAGCAGTTTATGGTGGAGCCAAAGGAGGTTCGGCTGAATTGGTTTTGATTGGAAAATTGGCAGGGGAGTTTCGTGGTGAAGAATTGGTTAAAGCCGTTTATGAAGGTCTTGGCGGGCTTGTGAATGCCGCTAAAGCAAAAGTAAATAGGGCGAATGAGAAGAAAGCGGCGAAGAAAGCGAGTTTGTAAAGCGAGTTTGTAAATTGATATGTAAATTGATAATTTAGAGTTGGTGTTAGGCGGCTCCTTTAAGAATCCGATTACGAAGTTTGGTTCCAGCTCACCTAATTTCTATAGTTGGATTCTTGAAAGAGCCGCTTAATGGCTCATTAAACCACCTAAAAAGTGGCAGTCGCGGCGACTAATAAGCCGAGTCGAAAAAAAACACTCGCGGCGAGTATAAGCCGAGTCGAAAAAAATGTTCGGTGGGCGAACTAAAAATCCAATAATAAAATGAAAAAAAACGAAATTGAAGGAGCGTTACCTTCTGAAGAAGTTGAAGAAGAAGCTGGAAACGAAAATCTCGAACTGGAATCGGAAGAATCGATTGTCGAAAACGAGGAAAACGAGGAAAGTTCGAACGTATATGAGGCGGAGGATTTTAACGAGAAACTTGAAAAGGAAAGAGAGCGTCTTGGTTTGAAGATTGACGCAGAACGTAAAAAGCGTATAGAAGCTCAAAAAGGTTCTATACCTCGTGAAGAAGTAGAGAAATTCATTGACGAAAAAGTCGGTCAAATTCAAAAAACAATGTTTAGAGAACGAGCCGAACTTATCGCTGAGCGACTGGCCAAAAGCCCCGCAGAGAAAGAGTTGATAATGCTTCACTACGACAATTCAATAGTTCCTACGGGAAACCTACAGGAAGATATTGAAAATGCACACGCTATCGCCAATCGTAAACAAACTCAAGGCAGAATCTCCGAATTAGAAAGTTCTCTTAAATCCAAAAAGACCGTTTTAAGCGGCTCTGACGCGGGACAGCCGACAGAACTGAAACCAAAACAAAGATATTCACAAGAAGTCATTGAAGCGGCAAAGTTCGCGGGTGTAACGCCGGAGGAATTCGTAAAAAAACAAATTAAGTAATTCTCGCAGAAAATTTGCTGGGATATAACGCGGAGAATCTAAAAAATGGCACGAAATGACATCACTATCAAGGAAACTGGAGGCAGAAACTCCGTTCCTACTGATAGATGGGTAGTTTCTTCAGGTGGCACGCTTAAAATAAAAGCGGGAGAACCTGCGAAACAAAACGCTACCGCCGATGAAAACGTCATCCTTCTGGTTGACGCTGATTTGACGATAGCGACTGATCAGCCAATGTCCGGCATTGCGGCTACCGATTCTACGGAAACGGCAAGCGCGGCAGGATATTCTGACCAGTATGTCCCTCTTCCGGACATTAAATGGGAGATAAAAGAAAAAACTGCATCATTGGCAAATACACAGGCAAAAATAGATGCTTTTATCGGTAGTTTATTTCTGATTGACCTTACATCATCCGTTTTTACGATGGATTCGGCTTCAGCAACAGCTACCACAGCGGCTTTCCTTATAGTCGGAGGAAATCCCAAACGCTCAACAGTCCACTTCAGGATTCGTCCTGATGCCACTTCGTTTGGTCGAGCGTCTGTATAAACTAAATTAAAATACTAAAATGATTAAATCTAGTACAAGTCCTAATGTAGCGCATACAGCGCTCGATTTCGTCTTTGACCAAGGTTATCAGGATGAAGCGCAAATCTCTCGTGGACGGGCAAAAGCAAGCGACTCATTAATCTTCAAACAAGACACAACCTCTTCCGACAAAGTCATTTTCGACCAGTTGGGAACTGGAGGTTTGTTTGGAGAAAGAACTAATGAGGAAGCCGAACTCCAACAGAGTTCAGCCAGAGCGACAAATAACGTTGTTCTGACTATTAAAGAATTCGCGGATTCAGTAGATGTTCCGAAGAACTTTATGGACGACGAGAAACACGGAGTTGTGAAAAAAACTGTGGCATCTATGGCTCGTAGAGCCAGACTTACGCAGGACGATTACAATATCAATCGTTGGGCGCTCGGTTTCACGACCGTGGTTACCAACGATGCGGTGGCGTGGTTTTCAAACTCTCACACGACTATTGATGGCACAACCGTTGATAATCTTGAGACGGGAACTTTGACACCGTCCAATCTTGAGACGCTTATTGTCTCGTTGGGTCGGCAGAAGAATCAGGGAGGAATCTTGGGTCATTTTGACGCAAATCTTCTTTTTGTTCCGTTGAACCTTTTGAAAGATGGTTCGGAAGTCATTGATTCCGATTTACTTGCTGGAACGGGAAACAACAATATCAATTATCTTTCTCGGAAGTATCCGGGTTTGGAATTGAAGTTTTCTCCGACTCTTGATGACACTTCAACGACAGCCTACTTCTTGGCTTCAAACGAGCATTCGTGCACTCGTTGGGTAAGGGAAGCTATCGCAACGAATTACATTCCGTGGGATATTTCCAAGAACAAGGTCGGAACGTACCAGTGTTGGTTCAGGGAAATTACTAATCCGATTTCTTATGAAGCGGCATCTGCTTCGGACGGGTCAGTGTAATATAGCTTAATAATTAGTTAAGCTCATAACTAAAAAAATATGACTAACAAAATTTTAAGTTATTCATCGTTCGGGATAGCGGTTTTGACATTGGTTCTGGTGGGTGTTTTGGTATTCGGTTCTTCTCCCGTAAAATTGGGAGGAGTTACGAATTACGATGCGCTTTCGCTTTCTGAAACACTTTCTGTAACCGGAGTTTCTACTATGACAGGTGGAATAACGAGCGCGGGAACATTGACTCAATCGGGGGCGGCGGTATTTTCAGGAAATACATCGGTGGTTCAATCAGCTTCTTCTTCTATTTATGTAGGGGGGGCGGATAACACGGGTTGTATTGTTCTTGGAGATAGTTCAGCGCCAACTTCTACAAATAAGGTTTATATAACAGCGACTGGAGCAACAATTTCAGCCACTACAACAAAACCGCAAATTTGTCGTTAAAGATTGGTTCTTTCTTTCTATCCTTCTTCTTGTGAAAGGAGGATAGGATAGAGAGAATCAAAGGTCGTCAAAATAAAATAAATATATGAAAATAATACAATTAGTTTTCGGAATTTTAGTAATAGGGTTACTTACTTTTGTCGCGTTCAATTCAAAAGGCGGAGTCATCAATTTTGGCAGTGGAATAGACACAGTATCGTTTTATACCGACGCAACAAACTCGTCTTCTTCGGTCTTGGCAACCGCAACTACAACAAATCCAATTCTTTCGTTGAATATGGGCAGAACAAACGCTATAGTGTGCAATAACTCGGCAAATGTTGTTTTTCTTCATCAGAAAGGACAAGCAACTACTACAGGAGTAGTTGTAAATGAAGGAATACCAATTTATCCGACTTCTACAGCGGGGGCGCAATGTCAGAGTTTTCCCGGACTTAAGGGTTATCTGTTTGGTATAGCTTCCGCTACTTCGTCCGTAACGGTTAGCGAATGGAAATAAAAGTATTAAACAAAAATGGCCGTAGGAAATTACGCAAAAATGTGGTATAATTAAGAAATGCCAAAGAAAAAAAAAGAAAAACAAGTGAATCATTAAAAGGAGAAAAATGTTATTTATGGCAAGGTGGAATTACGCCAGAAAATCGTAAAATAAGAAATAGTTTAGAATTGCGTCTATGGCGTGAATCAGTTTTCGCAAGAGATAACTGGACTTGTCAAAGATGTGGAGAAAAAGGTATATATTTACATTCGCATCATATCAGGAACTTTTCAGAGGAGATAGAATTGCGGACAAGTATAAATAATGGTATTACATTTTGCCGAAATTGCCATCGAGAATTTCATAAAAAATACGGATATAAAAATAACGCACGAGAACAAATAGAAGAATTTATAATTACAAAATAAAAAATGACAGGAAATTATACATATTTAGATTTTTTGGCGGGTGTAGCAGATGCGAAACGCCGAACAAATTTAGACAACACTATTACCGCTCGTAATTACCTGAACCGAGCGGCTCGGCTTGTTGTATCCGAAGTGGATTTGCGAAGCGCCAAGAGAAACTCTGCTTTGGCTTCTAATTTATTTGATGACATTTATTCCTATGCCTCGCCTTCAGATTTGAAAGGTGATGCGGTGATTGATTTGATTCCGCAGGTCAATCGAGCGACCGACTTCCGATTGGAACTTGTCTCGGAGCAGGAGTTCGATATGAAAAAGACGATTAAGAGCAATCTGATTGCTATTGCCACAGATGAGTTGGTGAAACGATTGATGTTTTCGGGTGATGTGGACGATACGGTTCTTAATCCCGCCACACTTGACGGTTTAACACAAGACGGCGGGACTTGGATATTATTCGGCGATGCCACGGCTGTTGCGGCAGACACGACTAATTATGTGAAAGGCGGCGGTTCGATTAAATTTGATTTAGTGGGTGTGGGAACGACTGCCGGCATTTCAAACATCGGACTGACTACTTTTGATATTACGGATTACATAAACAACGGCTCGGTGTTCGTTTGGGTTTATATTAACTCAACAACCAATCTCACTAATTTTATAATCAGGATAGGAAATGATATAACCGCCAATTATTACACCCAGACTAAAACTACTACACACGAAGGCACGGCTTTTGTGAACGGTTGGAATCTTCTACGTTTTGACTTCGCTTCTATGTCGCAGACGGGAACTGTTGCTTCCACGACTTGTGATTCAATAGCGATTTATATGACGAAGACATCGGGCAAGTCCGATGACGGATACAGGTTTGATGACATTTCATTTCACATTGGACAGATTCATAATGTTCTTTATTACTCCCGTTACCCTTGGCAATCTTCGGCTGGAACTTTTATTGAGAATTCTACGGCAGACACGGATTTGCTGAATGCGGAAACAGAAGAATTTGAATTATTTGTCTTTCGTGGTAAAATGGAGTTGTATCGTGAACTCCGCCGTTTTGATTTGGTTGAAGATGCTCGTAAAGAATACGAAAAACTTAAAGCCGATTATAAAATGAAAAATCCCACCGAAAAGGTAACCCGCAATCGCTACTACTATAATATAAATCTTTATAGAAGAAACTTTTAAAATGCATAACCGATATAAAATAAGAAAATTTGTTTGTCTGGGTTGCGGCAAAGAAGTAGAAGCGAGGAGGTCAAAAGATAATCTAAAGTTTTGTTCTGTTTTTTGTCATCTTAATTCAAAAAATCCTTTTTTTGGTAAAAAACATTCTGATAAGGCAAAAACAAAAATGAGTGAATCAAGAAAAAAACTATTTCAGGATGGTTTAGTTATTGGATTTACAAAAGGGCATAAAGATTTTGTTCCAAGCGAATCAAGAAAAAGTCAGGGAATAAAGATGAGCAAGTTTTGGAGCAAGTTTTGGAGCAAGTTTTGGAGCAAGTTTTGGAGCAAGTTTTGGAAAGATAATCCAGAAAAATCAAAACTCAAGTCATTAAAAGTAAGCGAGAAATTGACTGGTAAAAAACTTTCCCCAGAACATATCTTGAAATTAAAAGCGGTAGATAGAAGTTATATTACGGGAAAAAATTCTCCAAATTGGAGAGGTGGAAAACCAAGATGTTTTACTTGCCAAAAGGAAATTTCTTATAAGGTTGTTGATTTCATAAAGTCGTTTGAAACTATAAGAACTTTTTAATATGCTATACGATCCATCAATTAGAAAAAGAATTCTTGAGAGTGCTAAACGGGCGGACTTTAATGACTTATTAGCTTTCTTGACCGACCCTAAAATTTCTCTTAAAGATAAATTGGATGAACTTCAATCAATGAAGGAAAACGAGGATTGGCGAAAATCCGCGGGAGCTGTCGGAAAATATATTGGAGAACAAGACATTATCAGGAATTTCGCTCAAGTTTCACCTCTTGAAGTTATTCCGCAAGGAAAACCTGTTCCAATGCCTATCATAATAACTTCCGACCAAGCCAGAAATCAATTCAACGAGAATCTTCAAATGCTTCAGAGATATGAAAACCAGTTTCAAAACCAGTTTCAAAACCAGTTTCAAAACCAGTTTCAAAACACTCAAAGCACACCTCCTTTTGCTCCTAAAAAGCCGAAACCAAATATGACAAGGGTTGTTTAATATGGCGCAACAATTTTTATCATTACAGCCGTTTCAAAATCCTGAATCTTTAGGATTGACAAGGGGGAAAACTCCCGGTGGAGGAACTGCGTTCTTTGACGCTGAAAAGAATTTATACATTCAAGGAATGGGTAATCTTCAATTAAGAAATGATTTAGTTTCTATTTCCTTGACATCCCCGACACCCCCGACTCCCACGATCCAACCGAATCAATCTCAACCGCAGTTATCACCGCAGTTATCACCGCAGTTATCACCGCAGTTATCACCGCAGTTATCACCGCAGTTATCTAATCAACCTGTTCAATCCCTCAACATCTCAACGGGCAACCCAGCCCTGAAAACTCTTTTTGATTCAACAAACCAATTTCTTGCCGATTACCAAGCTAAAGGTGGAACAATAACTCCTGAAATTCAACAAAAAATTCAGACGATAAACGATGCCGAAACACAAAAGTTATCTGCGGTGGCAAGTGGAAGGATAGCGGCGGAGAAGAAAGACGCTCCCGTGTTAGATACTTCGTTAAAAGCGGCGGATACCGCCACCAAAACCCAGCAAGCTACATTAGACGCGCTTTTAGTCGATTTGAAAACCGCCAGAGCATCGTTTATTACTTCAATCACTCCCACTCAAGCCGAGACCGATTTACAAAGTAAATTAATTACTTTAAGAACTGAACGGAAATTGCTCCCGCTTGAATTAAGACAAGAAGGCATCTCTGCCCCCGGCATCGGAGCAAGACAATTTGAAGACGAACGGACACGATTGATTCAGGAACAGAATCTTTTATTGGAACTCGGATTAAAACAATCGGCAAGACAATACGCGACAACTGCGAAAGAAAAACAAGTTGAGTTTATCACAAAAGACATAGAACTCACGCAGAAAATCAACGATGAACTTTATAAACGCGAACAAGATGTAATCAAGAATGCGCAGAATTTGAGCAAAGATTCTCTTACGGCTCTTGTCAATATCGTAGATGATAAAAAAGGGTGGGGTGGGTTGGCGTGGGAAGATTTAGACCCGCAATCTCAATCTGATTTGATGAATTTGATTAAACCCTATCCTGGCTTGACGATTCCGATGATTAGCGA